CGCGTTAGCCCCTCGACCCATTCCCCCCACGCGGTAAACTCACCGAAGGTTTGAGGGAACCATGAAGAAGAAGCAGCCCGTATCGAAGGACTTGGCGCCGTCGGCGTCGGTCGACGCGAGTACCATCGCCTATCTCCGCGCTTCGCTCGTGCAGCTCGAGCAGGCTGTCGTCGACGCGACGGAAGCGGGTTCGTGGACGGCGGTAAGCAACCTCAAGAAGGCGGCGCTCGAAGTGCGGCGCACACTGGATACCGAGACAGCGAAGGCAAGCTCGCCCGACGAGAGCATGAGCGACGAGCAGCTGATCGGCGTCATCGTCGACGCCGTCGCCTCGCTGCCGCCGCAGCATCTTGAGCGCATCGAGGACGCGATCTCGTTGCGCCGCACGGGCAAGGTCGTGCGGCTGGCGCAAGCGTGAGCCTCGCTGCGCTCGCCTCCGCGTCGCACGTCCTGCGCGCCCGCGCGACGCTCGACCCGCTCGCCTACTTTCGGCCGACCCCGCCGCAGCTGGAGTTCCTGCAGAGCACGTCAAAGATCCGTCTCTACCGAGGCGCGAACCAGGTCGGGAAGACGTGGGTCGGCATCGCCGACACGATCTGGCGCTGTCTCGGCGCGCATCCCTATCAGCCCGTCCGGTCCGGCCCGATCGAGGCGCACGTCGTCACCGTGACCAACGAGCAGGGCCTCGCGATTCAAGCGAAGTGCTGGGAGCTTCTGCCGAAAGACGCGCTGATGCCCGACGTGGAGTACACGCCCGGGAAGGGCTTCCGCGGCCGTCAGGCCATGGTGCGCTTCCGAAACGGGTCGATCCTCAAGTTCCGCTCGGTGCAGCAAGGCGCACTCGCGATGGCAGGAAGTACCCTTCACCATTGCCAAATTGACGAGCCCCCCCCAGAAAACGTGTGGAACGAGCTGGTGCCGCGCGTGTTCCGCAACAACGGGACGATCTCGCTGACGCTGACGCCGGTCGGGATGCCGTTGGACTGGTTGAAGAAACTCATCGAGGACAAGCGCGTGCACGACATCGTTGCGCCGCTGAGCGTCGAGGCGACGACGCCGATCGGCGGTCGGCCGCTCCTAACGCAGGCGCAGATTGACGAGTTATCGAACTCGATCCTTGAATCCGAGCGAGGACAGCGCCTGTTTGGCGAATGGGAGACGGTCTTCGTCGCAGGCAGAGTGTTCCCGATGTTCGACCCGAAGCGCATGGTCGTCGACGAGGCGCCTGTCGGTGAGGCGCTGCTCGGGATCGGCGTCGACCACGGGAAGGAGTCGGGCGCGCAGGTCGCGATCCTGACGGCCATCACGACGAACGCCGAAGGCCATCACCGCATCACGGTCCTCGATCAGGTGCAGAGCGACGGCATGACGACGCCGGAGCAGGATGCTCGGGCCATCATGGACATGATCAAGCGCGCTGGCCTGCGCTGGGAGCAGATCGACCGCTGGGTCGGCGACCGCGCTGCGATCTCACGACGAGGCGGCGCGATCAAGTCGAACGCGATGCTCGTGCAGGCGATCGAGCGCGACCTTCGCATCCCGGTCGGTTCGTGGCCCGTCCGTTTCAACGTGGCCTATAAGCCACGCGGATCAGTCTTCATGGGCTATCGGATGCTGCAGGCGGCGATGCTGCGCGGCGACTTCCTCGTCAACCCGCGCTGCAAGCGCCTCATTGACGACTTGCAGAAGTTCGACGGTCGCGAAGCGAGCGAGCACAAGCACTCGATCGACGCGCTGCGGTACACTCTTGAACTCGTGACGCGGCGCCAGTATGCGCCGCAACTCCTCCGTATCGGATAGGTGGGCGCCATGCTGTACTCGACGCAGACGACTCCGCAGCCTCCGGCCCCCGGCAACCCTGACGAGGCCCGCCGCGTCGAGGCGACACGTCATCGGTACGCGATGATGGAAGGGAAATGGCTGCCGCTGCTCGAGGCCCGGCTGGAGCTCCAGCTCGGGTCCGTCCGTCGCGCCGCATGGGGCGTGCCGGACACGACGCAGTGCGTCCTGCGTACCGTCTGCACGGAGCTCGCCACGCTCTACGACGCCGAGCCCGACGTGCGGCACTCGCAGTTTGCGCCGAGCCCGAACCTCGACCGCCTCGTAGGCTCGTCGGGCAGCATCGCGCGCTCGGGCCTCTGGGCGCAGATGACGCGCTTCCAGGCGCTGACGATCGCACTGCGTGAAATGTGGATGCGCGTCGAGGTCGTGGACGGGCGCCTCGTCTATCGTCCGGTCCCGCCGCATATGACGATCGCGGAGGCCGACCCTGCACGGCCGACGGTCCCGACGATGTTCGGCGAGCTGCGCCTCCGCCATATCGACCGCAAGCACGTCTGGACGTTCGACCTCTGGGACATCCGCGACGAGGCAAACCCGTCCTACCGCGTCGTCGAGGCGCTCGACGGCTGGCAGTTCGGCCGCGACTTCACGCAGCAGCTGCACGGCGCGACCTATGAGGGCGTCAACTACCCGGCAGCATGGCGCCGCGCGAACGGCACGCCCATCATCCCGGCGCAGCTCTACCACGCGAGCAACTACGGCGATCGGCTCTTCGACCCGTCCGCGAACCACGAGCTCGTCGAGGGCACCCTCCAGATGGGCGTCCTCTACAGCTTCCTCACGCACTGCATCCGCGATGCCAGCTTCCCGCAGCGGTACGCCGTCGGCGTGAGAGTGGCGGGCACAGACTCGGTCGACGGCGGGACGCGCGCGTCGCGCTCGGAAGTCACGACGGACCCGACGACGATCCTGATGTTCGATCCGGTCGCCGAAACGTCGCAGCCGATGATCGGGCAGTACCAGGCGGGCGCCGATGTCGAGAAGCTCGAAGCCGTCATCGCGGCCGTCGCGCATCGTCTGGCGACCGACGCGGGCCTCGCTCCCTCGGAGCTACAGCGCACGTCGGGGTCAGCGCGCTCGGGCTATGCCATTAGTCTAAGTTCCGAGGGTAAGAGGGTCGCGCAGAGGCGCTACGTGATGCAGTTTCGCGCATCCGACGAGGCGCTCGTCGGGCTGAGCGCGATCTTGTTCAACCGCTGGAGCGAAGCGGAGTCGCAGCCTACGAACTACCCGGAAGGCGGGTACTCGGTCCTGTACCGTGAGATCCCGCTCAGCCCAGACGAGATGGAAGCACGCCGTAAGCACGTGCTCGAGATGCTCAGCGCGGGGCTTATGAGTCAGGTCGACGCGCTGCGGTTCTTCGGGTCTCTCTCCGAGCAGGACGCCGTCGCGCAGCTCGCGCAGGTCAAGGCGATGCGGGCGGCAGAGGCGCCGCCTGCGACCCTCGAAGAAGGAGCAAAGACAGGGGAGGCGGCGCCTGCCGGCGACGTATCCCATGCGGAGGCCATGGCGGAGGCGATCGACGAGCTGCGCGCGTCCGAAGAGGCGATCGACGGGCTGCTCGAGGCGGCGACTGGCGAGCAGCGCGACGTGCTGCGCGCCGTGCTCGAGAGCCTGCGAGAGGCCCGCGGCTACCTGACCGGTCAGGAAGTCGAGGCCGAGCGCGAGCTGCCCGGCGAAGTCGAGAGCGAGTCCAGCGAGGATACCTGATGCCGTTCATCAGCGATGCTCAGCGCGAGTACCTGCGCCGCAACGAGCCCGCGGTTTACCGCGAGTTCCAGCGCGCTGAAGAGCGCGGCGAGCTGGACCTCCGCCCGCCTGCGACGGTCGCCGCGGCAGCTCGTCGCGGCCTCGAGCTGCGCGCCGAGTACGGCCGTGGAGGGACGGCGGTCGGCGTCGCGCGTGCACGCGACCTGAGCAACCGGCGCACGCTGACCGTCGAGACGGCTAAGCGGATGGTCGCGTACTTCACCCGGCACGAGATCGACCTCGAGGCGCCCGCTGCTCGTCGAGGACATCCCGATTACCCCTCCCCCGGCTACATCGCGTGGCTGCTCTGGGGAGGCGATGCAGGCCGCACGTGGGCCCGCAAGATCGTGCGCCAGCAGGCGCGTATCGAAGCCATCATCAAGAGGGAGAAGCAATGAGCGCAGAAGAGGGAACGCCCGTCGCCGACGACAGCGGCGCGAACGCACGCATCCGGCAGCTCGTCGCGCGCGTGAAGGAGCTGGAGGCGAAGGTCGTCGAGTTGGAGCCTGTGGCTGCGAGCGCCGACAAGTGGCGCGGTCAGTACGAAGAGGCGAAGGCCTCGTCGAAGGCCGAGCGCGACGCGCTGCGCCTCGAGCGAGAGATCATGGCGGCGGGCGTCCTCGATGCGGAGGGCCTCGAGTACGTGCAGCACGCGTACAGCAAGCTCCCGGCAGAAGGCCGGCCTCCGCTTGGCGAGTGGCTCGGCAATCGTGACCAGTTGCCGAAGGCGGTCCGCGCGTACCTGAGCGAAGCCGCACCCGCGCCGCAGTCCGCGCCGACGCTTCCGTCGCAGTCCGCACCCGCGACCATCTCTCCGCCCGCGCCCGCCACGTCGCGCGCGACCGTGCCGCAGGCGCCGTCGTCGCCCGAAGCGTGGACGGCGGAGGCCATCGCGCGCCTGAGCCCAGCAGAGTTTAAGGCGAACCGCGATGCGATCTTCGCCGCGTTGCGCACGGGTTGACAAACTGTCAGGCGGCGCGGTAGGGTGACGTCGAGGGCGACGCCCTCCCGCGATCGGGTTCGAGCTCCCGTCAACAGCGATAGGCGCGGCCACAAAACGAACGTAGGAGGCCAAAAAAATGGCCAACGAAGTCTATTTTAGTGGCCTGTCGGGCAATGCCCGGCTGGCAGCGATCCTTAATCAGGCCGTCGTCGTCAAGCTGACTGACACCGCGTCGCTCGTGAACCATCCGTCCATCCTGCAGCTCCGCTCGATGAACGGCTCTGGCTCTACCGTCGTGCAGGTGCCCGTCGTCAGCTGGGGCGCGAATGCAATGACTGCGGTCGCCGAGAACGCCTCCGTTAGCAATACTGCACTTACGACGACCAACGTGAATGTGACGATCGCCCGACAGGCACTCCGACGGCAGGTGAGCGATCTTGCACAGCTTACCGCGACCGGGATCCCGCTGGATGTCATGATCGACTCGTTGGCCACTGACATGATCGCCGCTTTCGAAAAGCGCGCAACTGCGATGCTTGGCGATCTGGCGTCTGGCTTGTCGACCTCGGTCGGCTCGACGGGCGTTGACCTCAGCGTCTCGGCGTTCTACTCCGCGATCTTCGGCCTCCAGCTCAA